GGGACGGGATCGCCGACATTTTTCACCCTTCGCAAAAATGGCGCATGGGTTCGCCAAGGCGAATCAATTCGCGGCCAGCGCCTCGCAATCGGCAATCGTGATCACTACTACGATTTCTCGTTTTAACAACTAACCAAGTTCCTCCCAGAACAACCAAACCAAATGAAATTCAAATCATCCACGCATTATAAAAACGCTTCGCACACGAAATTGGTGGAGGCACTACAAGCGGTAATTGACGCATATGGTCACAAGGATTCGTTGCTCATCGACCAGTGCAAAGACGCTTTAAAATCGGCTGGAATATTTCAAAAAAAATCCTATTGACGATCCCAACCTGCTTTGATTATTCTACAACCCTAATGAACATCACAGACCTCATCAACCAACTCGCAGAAAAAGCCGCTCAAGGAAACTGGATCCCCGCTTGCGGTGGAACCGAGGTTCCATTCAAATCACGTTCTGGAAAAACGCTCTTGTATTGCTGGCAGCAATCCACGGGAAGACACGCTTACCTCGATTGCGGATCAGATTTGATCCTGTCTGACGAGGAAGCACGGAATGCACTTGCTCTTTTCTAATATGAGCCTCATCGAAACATTCACTTCAACTCCATTGCTTGTGACGCTCCAGCATTGCTGGAATGCAGTCATTGCAATCGCTCCAGCATTTGGACTACTCGGATTAACCTTTCTACTAACCAAAAACAAATGAGTGCCACCGAAAAAACCCAACCCACCTGTCTTGATCCAGAGGCATACATCCGAATCATTCGGAATTGCAACAACACGGAACCAAAATTCCGCTCGTCTGTTTATCCCAAGAAAATCAAACCGCCGAAAAATAAATGATCACAACAATCGCCATTGCCATTGCCGTAGCCTATGTGGCTTTCAAATTTGGTCAGGAAGATATCCTAAACAAGTTCCGCAAATTTTGCGAAAAGCAAAAACGGGATGAGGACGTCTGTTCAATGTTTGATAAATTCGACAACTTTTAATCTCCCCAAAACAACAAACCAAATGAAACACGTAACACTAATACTATCCCTGTCACTCTGCGCTTGCAGTATGACCAAGGAGACATACACGGAGAAACGAGAACTCCGATATCGGAAAGGCACATATCCTCACATGAAGGATTTCTACAACCAACCCACAACAATTGTTCAGGCGCAACCTGCCGTAGATATAACGCACGGGGATATGCCGTCATTCAATAGCACAGACCAACTAGAATCACTCCGCAAACAGAACGCAATCCTACAAGAACTCGCAGTTAACAAAGCACTCCAATCAGCACTATGAAAAACATAGCATCAGCATTAGTCAAAGCGCAGAGGGCATTCGGCCCAGCACTCAAAACATCAACCAACCCTCACTTCCGCTCGCGGTACGCAGATCTGTCTGCTTGCGTCGAAGCTGTCATTGGTGGTCTAAATGACAATGGAATCGCATTGGTTCAACAGACTCACGAATGTGAATCTGGTGTTCTTGTCGAAACTCTATTCATCCACGAATCTGGCGAGACATTTTCAGCAGGGAAACTGCACGTTCCAGCCAGCAAGAATGACGCAATGGGATACGGGTCTGCATTGACCTATGCCCGCAGGTACTCACTTATGGCAGCGTGTGGCATTACACCTGAAGATGACGATGGTCAGGCAGCATCTCGCGTTGTTCCGCAAGCTAGGACAACAGTCACAAAGGTCATAGCACCCGCAACCCCAAAGCAGGATCCTAATTGGTTCGCAAAAGTGGAGTCAGTAATTGGAGCCAAATCTGAATCGGCTTCTGCATATCTGATCACGAAGGGGGAGATCAAAGAAGGGCAAATATGGAGCGACCTTCCAGCAGGCAAGTATCGTGACAATCTGCTCGTTTCTCCAGAGAAGTTCTTGGCAGCAGTTGCAAAGTGGGAGGCATCGAAATGATCCGACATTCATTGCTACCTAAACTAGCACAATGTCCATGTTTCGAGTCAGCGGGGGGTAGCTCCCCTGCTGCGTCTCGCGGGACTCACATGGATGAGGCATATCGTGAAATGTTTCAAGCCAACAGCAAGCCGTTTAATAAGCTAAATGCTACGGATGCTGATGCAGTCATGTGGGCGATTGGGACGACACGGACTATAGCTGGAGGGCATGAGGTGATAACAGACGAGGATAGCTTGAAGGTTAAGACGCCGGGGATCGACCACATTGGAACCGAGGATTGCCGAATCCCAGCTATCCATACCTCCATAGACTTAAAGTCAGGAATCGAGCGTTCATACTACGAGCAGCAGTGTGCCTATGCCTATGGGAACATGGCATCCAGTTATGACTTTGACACAGGTGAATACGCCATTTGCGAATGGACTACGCACCTGCTGTTCTGCGACCAAGAACGTGTGGTGACGCACACTTGGACAATTGACGAGGCAAAGACAATCGTTGAAGGAGTTATCGCCGCATATAACGATCCAGACAAAACCCCAACCGCTTGCGATTATTGTAAGTGGTGTAAAAATTCCACCACTTGCGAACAAATAACCGCTCCAGTTGCCAACACACTAGCGGTTTTTCAAAGCGACATACAGACTAACCTCGCGCAAATGCAGGAGCATCTCGCGGCAGATACGAATCGACTCTCCACGTTTGTAAAACAGAGCAGTATTTTCAACAGCTACCTAGTTGATTGGGCGAAAGACTTGCTCAAGGAAAAACTACAAGCTGGAGAGAAGATTGCTGGCTGGAAGTTACAACGTCAGAAAGGGCGGGAGACATTTCCTGCGGAGGTTATAGAACATATCGCTAATTGCACCGAAATGTCACTTTCCGACAGCATTAAGCTATTCGGAGGTAGCATATCTGTTACAAAAATGCAGCAATATTGTAACCAAGTTGGATATGACATTTCAACAATTACTCCAGATATAGGTAGTGAGATTGTGAAACTTGTTGAGGACAAACCAAAGAAAGTAAAACTATGAAAGACATTAATTACGATAAATTTACTAATAATGGATGGATCGAATCAAACAATCCAATAGTTCAATCCGATAAATTCTTTTATAAATTATTTGAAGGTCATTCAGAGTGTTATTGTAACGAAGGAAAGAAAAAGCAAGTAGAGCTATATGTTTGGAATCATCGAAAATATGGGGCTAGCGTTTCTTACGAAGTTCGATGCACTGGTCAACTGCCAGACGAAACGTGGATTAACATTGAGGCATATAGCCTAAATGAAAATGAAGTGGACGATAAGGCAGATGAGATTTTAGAAATCTGGGATTGGTCAGTAAAAAACAATTTGACCAAACTTAAAAACTAGATAGATTTCGTTAGCTTCATACGAAGCGCATCGACTAGAACCCGATGAAAAACACACAACAAATTTACCCCTGCCTCATGGCGTTATCGTTCGATAATGCGGTTCTACTTGAGGCGGGGGTTTTGTTTACAATATGAAAATAAAACGTCCAGCATTTCAGTTTTACCCCGCTGATTACTTGGGATCTCAACGTGTGGCGTTGATGACTCTTGAGGAAGAGGGTGCTTATATTCGCTTGCTTTGCTATTGTTGGCAGCATGGAAGCATTCCATCTAATCCAGATCAAATAGCACGATTGATTGGCAAGGGTGCTTCAACCACCCTTGCAACCACCGTTGCAACCATGTTCCAACCACACCCAGAAAATGGTTCATTGTTGGTTCACGAAAGATTGCAGCAGGAAATCGTCAAACAAAACGAGTGGGCTAGGAAAAGCTCTGAAGGAGGCAAAAAATCTGCTGAATTGAGGGAAAAACGCAAGGGTGGTTCAACCACACTTGCAAGGGTGGTTGAAGATTGCTTGCCAAATGGTATCAACCAAAAGGCAACACTACAGTCTTCTTCTTCATCTTCTTCTTCTACTACTAATAATATAAATAGACCAGATTCAGTTCCTGAACAGGTCTGGAATGATTTTCTTAAAATCAGAAAGGCAAAGAAATCACCACTGACACAAACAGCACTCAATGCCATTCAGAACGAAGCGGACAACGCAGGTTGGACGCTAGAGGAAGCAATCACCGAATGCGTCTCCCGTGGATGGCAGGGATTTAAAGCCGAATGGGTTTACAAGGCACAGGAGACTTACCAGAGGGCTTGCTAATATGAAAAATACACCAATCGCAATCACCGCAGAAAAAGCGGCACTATCACTTATCGCAATCGACCCAGAAGTTCTACCGCACCTTTCATGGTCAGAAGACCTGTTTGCGTTCCAGCAACACAAAATGATCTTCACGGCACTGGAAAGAGTCTATCAGCGGACTGGATCCACTAATGCGCTAGGAGCAATCTCTGACCTCGAAACAACTGGCAAGCTGGAATCCTGCGGAGGAAAGGAAGGCGTGATGGAAATACTCCAGACCATTTTCCTGTCTCCCGGAGCCATGTGCATGGAAACCGCAGCCGATTATCGTCAACAACTCATCAAAGCAAAGGGGTATCGGGATGCTATCAAAACGTGGGAGGACAACCATGATGACATTTGCGCGATGAAAGCAGACCTCTCTAGCCTCGCTGAATCCTTCGCCAATGCAATCGTGCCAGAAACGCAATGCAAGGACGTTAAAGCCCATTTAAACGAATTTATGGACGATCTGGAGGACAAGACTCCGATAGAACATTTCCCAACTGGAATACCCAAGCTGGACAAGTTACTGGGTGGAGGTGCAAGAAGGGGAGAGATGCTGGTGGTGGGAGCGCAGACCTCTGGAGGAAAATCAATCCTGCTCTACCAAGCGGCTCTACAGGCACTGCTCAATGGAAAATCTGTAACTATATTTTCCCTTGAGATGCCTGCGAAGGCTATTCTGCAACGTATGGCTTCTAATCTTGCGGGAAAGACCATCCTGCCTATGCGCGAGATGGCAGGAGTCACAGAGTGGCGAGGAGTGGCATCTGCGAAGGATATCTCAAGCGCAATCATCCAACTCATGCAAATGAAACTCACGATCCGAGATGATCTCTCCGAGGTTGGGGAGATCATTGCAGAGGCATCACGTCTCGCATCTCTTAACAAAGCGGATGTAATTGTAGTCGATTACCTACAAATTGTAACGATGCCGTCAGCCGACAATCGGGAGCAGGCAGTAAGTGAGTTGTCAAGAAGGTTGAAGCTAACAGCACTCAAGACGAATTCCGTGGTGCTGACTGCATCACAACTCAACGACGATGGTGCTGTCCGTGAGTCTCGCGCAATCGGTCATCATACGGATTTTCTTTTGATCATCTCCCATCCAGACGAGAAGAAAAAAGAAGTTGCAACCTACCGAAAAAAACCAGAAACCCAATCAACTTCGCGTGTGCGGATCGACAAGAATCGCCGGGGTCAGAGAGATGTATTTGTGCCAGTAAAAATGCGTGGAGATATCTCAAGATTTGAACAAATCGATGAACACTGATTACCACTTCGACGAGGCTTGCTTGTTGCTCGATACAGCAAGCGCACTGTGGCAGAGCCGCATTAAATCTAGGTTTGCGGACGCTCAAAAAAAATACGACATGGCAATAGAAATCTACAAAAAACATTTTTCGCACATAGGAGAAAATCCTGTTGACGATTTTGAATTTTAATCTACATCTTGTGGTGTTCGATAAATAAATACACAACATCAAATGAAACGCACATGGACAATCACGATTGAGGAAGAGCGATTCGATAACGCTCGCGGCACGAAAGAATGGGGAGAATTTAAGATTACCTCCCCGGCAGAGATGGATGACAAATTTGTTCTAGCAATCATCGAGCAGTTTCGGTTTGGCAACGCAACTCGCTTCGACGTTGAAAAGAAATTAGTGGGCGACAAACCAACCCTTGAATGCACCTACACAGGAAAATTCTGTTGGGGGGATTAGGACATAACATTACACTTTCTGCAATCAAATGCAGACTTGGTGGCAGCACACCACAAAAAAGCTGAATAAATAAATATAAACTAAATATAATAATATGGCAGATCAATACGACAACACGAAT